CCAGAAACACCCATGCCGCCTAAAATTGGGGACCCAAAAGGGCCTCCCCCCGAGGCTTCGGCAGAAACATGGCTTAATCCAGATGGTACGTTAAAAGAAGAATACTTAGCCCCTATTCTCGAGCAAATTTCCGGTTCCCCTTTTTTTCAAGCCATGGCAGGAGAACAGCCCGATCTAAGCGGCTATGCCCAAACAAGTGATTTAGACGAAGCCATTGCAGGAGCCCTTGCCGGATACAATTTAGAAGGTCCTGATTTAAGCGGTTATGCTCAAACAGGGGACATGCAGTCAGCCATAAGCGACGCACTCGCAGGTCTCGGCCTTGACGATAAGTTCTCTGATTATATGAGCCTACAGGACTGGGAACAACGGGCGGAACAGTTTGTGGGACAAGACATGATGGAGAAAATGATAAACGATGCTATCGCTCGTGGGCTTAGTCCCGAAGAAATTGAACGAATGATTATGGATGCAACAGAAGGTGCCCTTACTCCAGAACAAGTACAGCAGATGATTGGTGAAGCCACTCAAGCATTGCCGGGAACAGAGCAAATTCAGCAAATGATTGACCAAGCTTTGAAAGACGGGCTTTCCCCACAAGAGATTCAAGACATGATTGCGCAGTATTTGGTGAACAACCCCGTTGAAGGAATGACTCCCGAGACGGTTCAACAGATGATCGCCGACGCACAAGCCACTCTTGAGTCTTTGGGCGGACTAACTGAGACAGAAATACAAGCCCTGATTGAACAAGGACTCAAAGACGGCTTAACCCCAGAACAAATCCAGCAAATGATCTCAGAGGCTACAGGCGGAGCCATAGACTCAGCCACCGTTCAACAAATGATTGATGCAGCGATTCAAGGCATGACCGCAGGCGAGGAAGGACTCACCGAAGACGCTGTTCAACAAATGATTGAGGCAGCTATGGCTGGAGGTATGTCTATGGACCAAGTACAACAAATGCTTGGTGACACCGGTTACATGACACAAGAGCAAATTCAGCAAATGATGGGAGAGTCTGGGTATTTAGGACAGCAAGGAGTGGACGCTTCTGTGCAAGCGGCTCTTGACGCTGCTTTAGGCGAAGGCGGATCAATTAACTCCGCAATAGCCGCAGCCATGCAAGGGGCTGGTGGCGAGACAGGCGGTGGCGAGACAGGCGGTGGCGAGACAACACCTACTGAACCAGTGCCAGCACCCAATTACACGATTCCAACCAGTTATACCCCTTATACGGACTATTCAAACCCGTACGGATCGGTGAGTCCTTATGATATTATGGGTCCAGAGCAGTTTGGAGGCACAACACCTTTTAGTGGCGGAACGACCACAGGAGTAGCCACAGGGAGTGGAATAAGCGGACTACCTTTGGGAGACCCTCTAACTTATAACTATGCTATCCCTGTAGAAGCGCAGGCAGGACTTTACCCAACGGGGACAAACATTTCTTGGGACGATTTTTTAAACTACGGTAGAGCGGTTTCCCCAGAAGACAAAGCGTCTTGGGAAGCTTGGAAACAGTCCACTAATACTTAATAAGGAGACAAAACCATTGACACCATAGATTTTGCTTATAAACTATTGAAAATAGTTGAAGAAAAACAAGAACGAGTTCAACAGATGATGCTTAGTGGCGAGGTAAAAGACTGGGAGCATTATCGCAACTTGACCGGACAGACAGAAGCATTGGCTTATATGCGGTCCGAGATAAACACGTTACTGGATAAACAAGGAGATTAAACCTGTGAGTGACGCAACTTCCGCCCTTGAACAGAAATGGGCGCAGGAGGAGGCTAGTAAGTCTCCCTTAGAAAAAGCCTACGAAAAAGTTGGCAGCAAGAAGACGGATAAGGAAAAACTTAATCCGGAAAAACTTTCTTCTGATCTATTAGACCAACTTCCAGATCCCACCGGTTGGCGCATTCTCATTCTCCCTTATCGTGGACAAGGCCAAACAGATGGCGGTATATACCTGACAGAAAAAACAGTAGAGCGTCAACAAATAGCCACGGTCCTCGGTTATGTGTTAAAAACAGGTGAGCTCGCTTATCAAGATGAACATAAGTTTCCAACAGGTCCTTGGTGTAAAGCCGGGGATTGGGTTTTGTTCGGTCGATATGCTGGTTCCCGCTTTGATATAGAAGGCGGTGAAGTCAAAATATTGAACGACGACGAAATCATTGCGAAAGTAAACGACCCAGAAGCAATTCTGCATAATTATTAACATGAGGAAGAAATCATGCCAGCACAAGAACTGACTAAAACTGACGAAGAAAAAATGGTGGACCTAGACGTTTCCGGTCCTGCCGTTGATGTCGAACTACCCCAAGAAGGCGCCGTAATCACGGAGGTCGAACAAGAGGAGCCTGCTCAAGAAAAAGAACAAGCCCCCGAAGTAGTTGTTAAAGAGGTAGAGCAAGAACAGACCGATGAGCTTGAAAACTACAGCAAGAACGTTAAGACCCGAATCAATAAGCTCACGGCTAAATTAAGAGAAGCCGAGCGCAGAGAAAAGGCGGCCACGGACTACGCGGAAAACGTAAAAAAAGAAAACCAAACGTTAAAAACAAAGAACACCGCTCTTGACGGAAACTATATTATAGAATACGCCAATAGAATTACTACGGAGACAGCGGCAGCGAAGTCGGAGCTAAGACAGGCCACTGAAAATGATGAAGTAGATAAGCAAGTAGAAGCCCAACAAAAATTGGCGCGTTTAGCCGTGGAGGCACAAAACCTCAAGGCTCTGAACGACAGAAGAAAAAGCCAAGCGAGCACCCCTGCTGAAGCACAACAACAAAATGAACTGAAGTTTTCTCCGCCGCAAACTCCAACCACACCTCCCGAGCCCCCTGATCCAAAGGCAGAGGCTTGGGCATCAAAAAACAAGTGGTTTGGCAAAGATGCCGCTATGACCATGACCAGTTTTGTTCATCACCGCCAACTAACAGAGGAAGAAGGGTTTGACGGGACAGAAGATCAGTATTATGATGAGATAGATAAAAGAATGAGAGAAGAGTTTCCACATAAGTTTGGTGAAGAGACACCTTCTCTTGAAACTATTAACCGTCCCGCCCAAACGGTGGCTTCTGCGACACGCAGTCCAAAAAGAGGGCGCGGCAAAAACACTGTGAGACTCACACCGTCACAGGTTGCTATTGCTAAAAAATTAGGTGTGCCACTAGAAGAGTACGCAAAATACGCGAAGGAGTAATATATGGCTAAGTCCAGTAACAACGTAAAAGAAACAACTCGAGCTTCGCGCGAGGCCGATACTAGAGAAAAACAATCTCGACGTAAACCTTGGTCTCCCCCATCCGCATTGGATGCACCCCCACCCCCTGAAGGCTATCGACATAGATGGGTAAGAACAGAGGTCCGCGGACAAGCCGACACAAAAAACATGTCAGCAAGACTCCGTGAAGGATACGAACCTGTGAGAGCAGACGAATATCCGGACTTTGAAGCTCCCACCATTGAAGATGGTAAACACGCAGGATGTATTGGGGTAGGAGGGCTGATATTAGCTCGTATACCTGAAGAAACCGTAAAAGAACGGCAACACCATTTCGATTCAAGAACTGAAGGACAAATGGACGCTGTTGATAACGACTACTTCAGAGACGGCTCGCATCCCTCCATGTCGGTTTCAAAACCAAATCGACAAACTCGTGTTACTTTGGGCGGTAAGAGAGCAGTTGACGACAACTAATCTTTTATCGGTAAATATAATTCATCGTTATTTAGGAGACTAAATAAATGGCTAACGTAGATAAAGCCTTCGGGCTTCGTCCGTACAAAGGTCTTAATGTTGGTTCGGCTGTACAAGAAGCAAACAAATACAACATTTCTCCCTCTGGATACGACACAAACATCTTTCAAGGTGATTTAGTTATATTCGCAGGTGGTTATATCAACAGGGCAGCAGCTAGTTCTGCTAACCTTGTTGGCGTATTTTCACATTGCTACTATGTTGCATCTGACGGCACCCCGACCTTTAAGAATTATTACCCAGCGGATACGACTGCACTCGGAAGTGGCGCCATAGAAGCATATATCTATGACGACCCTAACCAAATGTTTGTAATACAAGCAGATGGTGCCTCAGCAGTAACTTGTGTAGGCAGAAATGCAGACACAGACGGTATTGGCGGTAGTACAACAACGGGCGTAAGCACTCGGGAGCTTGATTCAAGCACAATAAACACCACTCAAGGGCTTCAGCTCAAGATTATGGGTGCGGTTCAAGATGATATTAACGGGGATCTCACAGCGAATAATGCAAATTTGGTTGTAATAATCAATGAGCACGCTTACAGAGGTCCTGTAGCTGGAACATAAGGAGTAAATAATGGCTATAAGTAGAGCGCAACTCGTAAAAGAATTGCTACCTGGCTTGAATGCTCTCTTTGGACTAGAGTACAGTCGCTATGACCAAGAACATGAAGCAATTTATGATACTGAGTCTAGTGACCGAGCTTTTGAAGAAGAGGTTATGCTCACTGGTTTCGATACAGCACCTGTTAAATCAGAAGGAGCCGGAGTTGCATTCGATCAAGCACAAGAAGCCTTTACGTCTAGGTACACCCATGAAACGATTGCATTGGCGTTTTCAATTACTGAAGAAGCTATCGAGGACAATCTTTATGACAAACTGTCAGCAAGATACACTCGTGCGCTCGCTAGAAGTATGAGTAACACCAAGCAAGTAAAAGCAGCCTCTGTCCTGAATAGAGCGTTCAATTCAAGTTATCCAGGCGGCGACACGAAAGAACTTTGCGCAACAGACCATCCAACTGTGGGTGGCGCTAATTTGCGTAATGAGCTTTCAACGTCTGCTGACCTTAATGAGACTTCATTAGAACAAGCACTAATCGACATTGCGGCCTTTACTGATGAGCGGGGACTAAAAGTTGCTCTCCAAGGAATGAGACTAATTCTTCCTAAAGAGCTTCAATTCACCGCTGATCGTTTGATGGAATCACAAGGACGTGTGGGTACTTCTGATAATGATATTAACGCTATACGCAACATGGGCATGGTCCCAGAAGGCTATACCGTAAATCATTATCTTACTGATACAGATGCGTGGTTCATTAAGACTGATTGTCCGAACGGGTTCAAAATGTTTAACCGTTCACCAATCAAGACTTCAATGGAAGCGGATTTTGATACTGGTAATGTACGATACAAGGCTCGCGAAAGATATTCGTTTGGGTGGTCTGACCCCCGAGCAGTCTTTGGCAGCCCCGGAGCATAAGCAATAAGCTAAATATGGAAGTTGTAATACACTTTCTTACTCAGTATTACAGAGAAGGGGGCTTCGGCCCCTTTTTTCTTTCTTTTTGTATTTTTTCCGAGTAATATAGTTCTTGTACCTAGGGTAAACTTGTCCTACAGACTGACCTAGCAGACAAGCCAAGACGGTAGGACTTATTTCCAATGGAGGAAATTATGGCAAAATCAACCTTTTCAGGCCCTATAAGGTCTTTAGCAGGTCTTATAAATGCGGGCTATAGCTCGGTTGTTAGTTTAACAGCTAACACGACTATCACAGTGGCGTCTCATGCCGGTAGGATATTATTGTGTAATGATGCAGACGGAGTGTTTACACTTCCCAGCATCGTTGTTACAGAACCTACAGACAAAGGCGACCCAAATCAATTATGTAACTTAGGTGCTCAGTTCACTTTCGTAGTTGTTACAGCGGCGACGGATATGGACATCACAACCGATGGCACTGACAAATATGTCGGTGGTGCTTATACCGGTATTGATGACAGTGCAGCAGGGAAGACCTTTATTTCCGGTGCTTCTAATGACACTTTTACACAAAACGGCACAACTAAAGGCGGTTTAGCAGGAAGTATTGTGGTGATTACCGCAATAGCAAGCGCTAAATACCATGTTGCAGCACAGCTACTTGGTTCAGGAACTTTAGTAACACCATTTGCTGACGCTTAATAGGGGGTAGATTATGGCTAATACAGTCACAGGACCCACTATTCAATATGAT